GTCTAACTCACTTAGCGACTCGTCTTCTTTATCAATCAACATATTCTTCCTTTTTCCTGCCGTTATCGGTTCTAGGACATTAAACTCGGCATTTCTGCTTACGAGTTCTCTTTTTGCTCTTGCTTTAGTTTGTCTGTGTGTTTCTTCTCAAATTTCATCCATGAGGACGGAAAATGACCAGACCACCCTTCCAAATTAACGCTTGGAGCGCTTACTATGCGGTTGGCTGTCACACCGCAACTTGAACACCGAACTTCCTCTGTCTCATAATCAGTGAGTTTCTCGGTGAGATGTCCGCTTACGCAGACAAATTCATAAATTCTTTTCATTCAATTCCTCGTACGCTTGTGTGCTGACCTGTTTTAAGGTTTTTAGCCACGTTAGGATAGAAAGTTCGCCTTTTTTGAATTGTAGGCTTTTTTCATCAGGGATTGTACTGATATTGTTCAACGAATTTATCATTGTGTCAATATCCTCCATTAAGTCTTTCCAGCCATCAGTTCCCATCATGGAAAAGCGGTCTTCATAATAGCGTTGTAAGTCTGGGGTCACTGGTTTCCTTTTCTTGGCAAGATATGCCAATATCATCTCTGTTTGTAGTTTATCAATTGACTTAGACATTTTCCCTTAGAAAAACACCAAAAAGTTGCTATTTGAGCCACTAGGCGCAGGCGGTGCGGTAAATATCCACCCTGAGTTATTACCCCCATCTGTGGAGTTAGCCCCTGCATACCATCCTGCCCCACCCGTAGCCGTTGACCTACTGATAGACAGAAAGTCTGCGCTTACAGTACCGCTTGCCTTGGACAAGGTATGGCTTGCGGCAGTCACAGAACCAATGGTTATCAAGTTTCCTGATGTGCCAGACAGATTGAAGTTTGTAAATGTGCTTGTTGTTGCCGCTGTAAACAGGACAGACGCTGGTTGAACTGTATTGGTAATATTGCTGAATGTGTTTGAGCCTGTAATGGTCAAAGTACCAGCACCACCTTGGTTTAGTGTGCAGTTAAACGTAGAACCACCACCAACAAACGTCTTAGCGGTTGCGGCAGTCATGGAAATCGTGCCTGTGCCTGTTCCTGCGGTTGTTGTAAATCCTGTGGGTTGTGCGTTGTTAAACGATGTGGTGTTTGGGTCAGGACAAACTAAAGTGCCACCATTAAAGGTTAAATTCTTTGTGCCTGTGGCGGTTGTAAATCTTGTTCCAACAGTATATGTAAAGCCATTTAAATCTAATGTGCCGTTGGTTAAAGTAGTCGCTACTGTTGTGCCTGTTGTTAGCGCATCTTGCAAAGTAACAGAACCACTTGGACTGTTAATTGTTATAGGCTGAGTAAAAGTTTTTGCAGAACTTGTAATTTGTTGTGTAGTGCGTCCTAAAAAACTAATAGTTCCTGTACCTGATAAAGTTATTCCAGTGCCTCCTATCCAGTTACCATAAATTGTTGGATTATTAAAGCCTGTTGCCAACACCATCGTATTTGACGTTCGCAATGACATATCTATTGTGCCAATGTTGTATGAGGCATTGATAGTTGTCGTTGAACCTGATGCAGGATATGTTGCCGCAGGAAATACAGCAGTATCTTGTGCTAATGGGAACTGAGTTGCGTCTAATGCACCACCTGATGTGGCAGACCAAGAACCTGAACCTGCTGCACCCCAGTCAGCAGAACCAGTCCTACGATAGTAAACAGTCTTAGCCGCACCAAAAGTTATACCGCTATTGCCTTTGCAATCCCCTAGTCGAGTTCCAGAAGCAGGCGATGCCGCACCTGCAATAGTTATATCTCTAAAGTCAACATCAGTTAAAGATACTGCCGCACAAGTTAATGTGCGTGTAGTACCAATAGTGTCAGAAGAAATCTGCATTCGGTATGCAGAAGCAGTACCAGCACTTACTGTAAATGTTCCATTAATTGTTTGGTTTGCGCTAAGACTTAATACGCCAATACCAAAAGAAAATGTACCAGTTATAGATAAATTATTAAATGTATTTGCGCCTGTTATTGATCCAGAATCTATAGAAGCAGATGTAAAGGATACGTTGTAAAAAGTTTGACTGCCGCCAGCAAAAATTGGTGATGAGGCAGAGCCATTTATTGTTGATGTTCCTGCGTTAAATGTAAGATTAGTTGATGTAGTAAATATAAAAAAACTATTATTTGATAAGGTGACAGTTGAAGCATTTAAATTAATTGTTCTTGTGTTTGAGTTGCTAGAAGAAATAGAAAGAGCAGTTACAGCATAGTTTCCTGATGATGAAGTATCAAATGTTCCCCTTGTAACTGTAAGTACGTTAGAAGTTAAAGCACTACCTAATGTCCAACCACCTCCAACACCATCAAAAGTAACCGCACCAAGAGAAACGCCATTGGTAGTTACTGTTTTACCAGTTGATGTAGCGTTAAATGTGGTTGTGCCTGTATACGTGCGGGTAAAGTTTGTGGCTTGAAATGTAAGACTTCCTGATACTGTTAATCCAATAGCAGAACCTGCAAGAGTCATCGTTCCATCAAGACCTGACGCTGTAAAGTCATTACACACCCTTGGCGTGTTTGCCATAGTAACTGTAAATGCACCAGTGCCTACGTTTGAATTTACATCAAAGAATACGTTATCTGATGCAGTAGGGACAGATGCACCGCCAGCCCCACCTGATGAAGCAGACCAATTAACTGTGTTGGTGCTACTCCAAGAACCTGTGCCGAGAACCCAATAGCGATCAGCCATTAGACCTCCTCAGATGGAGTTTCTTCAGTAGGAGGCGCAGTTATTATGGCAATCCAGTTATCAAACCTCTGCTGTTGCATGGCATTGATCTCATCTTGGGTTAGTCCGTGATCATCTGGCAAATGCAAAGCATCTGCAAACGTGCCGTACTGTGAATGAAAAGAGAAGTCTATTTTTACCATATTAAGCCTGTGTGGTTACTGCAATTACATCCCAACGTGTGTTGTTGGCGTTATAAATACAACCGACATAAGTTGTTTTGTTAATCGTTGTTGCTGTTGGTAAAGTCACACCAATAACTGTGTATGTTCCATTCCAAGTCAATGATCTACTTGTGCCGTTGTCCAACAATCTAAATATCAATTTGTCTCCATCAAGAGGCGTTCCTGTTGGAGCATTGATAGTGAGTCCTGCCGCCAACGCTGTGTATGCGTAGACATCGCTAACTGATATATCAGGGGTTAATGTTGATGCGGATGCGGCTGACGTAACTCTTGGGTCAATACGCTTGTTAGTTAATGTCTCAGTACCTGAGTAAGTGGCAATAGACGCACCAGCCAATGTGGTTGCGCCAGTTCCACCATTTGCTATTGGTAGAGCAGTACCAGACAATGTGATTGCCAACGTGCCACTTGTTGTGATTGGCGAACCAGATATAGACAAGAATGATGGAACAGTTGCCGCAACGCTCGTTACTGTGCCAGAACCACCACTAGGTGTTGCCCATGTACCATCCCCACGCCAAAATGTTGTAGCAGATGCCGATGTACCACTACCTAAATTAGTAACAGGCAAATTACCCGTTACTTGTGTTGCAAGGTCAACATTTGCCAACGTGCCACCAAGGGTCAGATTACCACTTGATGTAACTGTGCCTGTAAGTGTGATGCCATTGACTGTTCCTGTTCCACCAACACTCGTTACAGTTCCTGACCCTTTACCATTAAATGTTGTCCAATCTGCCGAACTTAATGCACCACGATTAGTTGCAGATGCAGTGGGTACATTTAAAGTAATTACTGGGGTTGTAGTTCCATTGGCAACAGTAGAACTTAAATCAGTTCCAGTTGTGCCTAAAGTAAGTGCCGCTACGCTTGTTACAGTACCAGTTGCCGAATCATTGGAAGTAATCGTAAAGTTAGGATATGTTCCAGTAATGCTAGTTGTGCCAGCCCCTGTCAATGCCACAGTTTGATCTGGTGCAGAGTTAGTTATAGTGAAGTTAGGATACGTTCCACTTGTGCTAATTCCTGTGCCAGCAGTCAACGCAACTGTTTGGTCAGGTGCGCTATTGGTAATTGTGAAGTTGGGATATGTGCCACTCGTTGAGATACCCGTACTTGCAGTCAAAACAACTGTTTGGTCTGGCGCAGTATTGGTGATATTTAGCGTACCCGTTGTAGTGATCGGACTACCCGTGATACTAATACCAGTCCCAGCGGTAGCCGCTACACTAGTAACTGTGCCTGTTCCTGCGCTCACATTGACTGTTACATCGTCACCAGAGTTTGTAGCACTAACACTTGCACCAACAAAATTTATCTTCTTAACGCCACTTGTGATGCTTGTGCCTTCGTCCAGAATAGCAACTGCCCCATTGGTGGACATGGTGCTAATAACTTTTATCTTCTCTGCCAAGTCAGGGGCAACGACTTCGCCAACATTTAACTCTTGTCCTGTTGATAAAGTGATAACCAACGAGCCATCAAAGTCAATCTTGGCATCTGTTACTGAAACACCATCTTGACCATCTTGCCCGTCTTTACCATCCTTGCCATCACGCCCATCTTTGCCGTCACGACCATCTTTCCCCTGTTTACCATCTGCGCCTTTGTCACCCTTGTCACCCTTTTCAGGAACAATAGACTTGGCAATCTCTAGTTGTGCGCTGACCTTGTTCTCCATTACCTTAATGGCTTCAACAATCAACTCAACATTGTCATTTATGGCTTCTTCTTCTTGCTGGCGCATAGCCACAAGAGTCTCTTCCATCTTGGTGATGGCTTCTAACTTGTCATCAAAAGATGAATCAGTCGATTCAATGCTTTCAATCAGTTCTTTGATGTTAGCCATTTTGCTTTAGACCATCTGTGAGTTTGGTAAGGAAGTCTTGCTTGACTTTTGACTGAGCATTTAATTTATCAGCCATCTGTAACTCAACAATCTTGCTCTTATTCTTGATGTCAGCCTCTTTGAGCATCAAATCAGCAATCTTGACTCGCTTATCGAACTCTCTTTGGTTAGCATCCGCCTCGTTAGGCAGATTCTTGGTCAAAGATGCACTCATCTTGGCTTGCACTTCCTGTGGCATCAACTGTGCCTCAGTCATTAACTTCTGAGCCTCTGCACGATTCTGTTCTGCCTGAGTAGTGTTGACCGCAATCTGTGCTTGTGCCGCTTGCAGAGCCAATTGTTGCTTAACTTGCTCCATTTCTTGCGCTTGTGGATCAGGTTGAGCCATCTTCTCAAGCATGGAAATCAATTCCATCCTGTTAGACAGACTTGAATTAGCCAAAATGCCCTTCAGGATCACAGGCAAGACAGGGGTGTTCGGGCCAAGTGTCTGCAAAAGACCAATAAACTGCTGTTGCTCGTACTCTCTAGCAATAATGCCAAGCGTAGCCGTAGGAATAAAGTTCATGTCCACAGAAGGATAGCGTTCTGGGTCAAACTGCATGAAGCGGAAAGCCGCTTTCTTGATAAACGGGATTAGGAAATCCTCTTGGAAGTTCACCAAAGTGCGCTTGTACTTCTTGATGATAGAAGCGACAGCCATAGACATACCGCCTTGACCACCATCTCTAGCAACATTGCTAATCATGCCTTGGGAATCAAGAGTTCCCGTTGCTTGTAACAACATACGCTCAAAGTCTCTTGCCGTAGCCAAGTTATTGGGGTCAGTTTGACCGAACTTGAAGGGGTAGAGAATCTCGGAAGGTGCGCCATTGGTGAGGATTGCCTTGCCTGGCTTTACTTCAAACTTCATTCCTCGTGGGAGGCGAGTCGCATCCATAGCAATCATGGGGCTAGTAGTCAATGCCAACGAATCCAAGTGGCTACGTGTCTGAGCATCAATAGCCTTTTGCATATTGAACGCTTTTTCTACTGTGCCTCTGCCCAACAAACGATTAGGAACTGTGTCATCTTGATAGGTCAAGACAGGACGATCCTTCATCATGTAGGGATTTGCTTCAGCCTTTAGCAGTTGACCATCATTGGCAATCACAACAATGGCTTCCACCATGTCTGTGTAGTCATCTGCCGCAGAATTCTCAGGAAATAACTCTACTATCTCTTTGTTTTCTTCTAGATTTTCTAGATATTCCCGTGGAACTAAGCCGTAATAGGTCAACAACAAGACTTTCTCATCTTGATATTGGCTAACCTCTTGGGTAGGCTCAAGGTCTGTGTCTTCACCAGAGGTGGTAATGTCTACTTTGCGGTAGATACCCTTCTCTATGCCTTGGACAATTTTGTGAATCGAGACGTATTTCTCGATAGCCACGCCCATACAGTCATTTACGCTAGTTCCGTTGGGGTCAAACAAAAAGTTCTTTGGGTTTACAGGAGAAATCTTGACAGCAATTCTGTCTCTCTCCAATACTCCAATGGCGGCTTGACCGACTTGGCCTGGGATCATCTGAGTAGAGGGAACATACTCCGTCTCAGTCATCACCACAACTTCGCCAATGCCAGTTCCATAGATTTCAGCCATCAACTCAATTTGGTCGATTGCTTTTCTAATCTTGTCCTTCTTGAAGTCTTCCATCAGTTGAGCCTTGATTAACTCAACATCTATGGGGTTGCCGCCTACGTCTTGTAGGTTGTCTTCAATATCAAAGAAGTCGCCCTGACCAAAGATTGCTTCCATAATCTCGGCATGGCGAGTCTCTACGGCTTGTTGGGTGGCGGGGGTGACGATTCTAGAACGCTCAGATTCACGGGTTTTGTCTTCAGAAGCCCATTGACCACGGAAGATGCGCTCGTACTCTAGCCAATCAGGTAGGAAGTTAACATCTCGGTAGTCACGCCACCGATTGCAGTGGTCTACAACAAATCCAACAAGTTCTTTGTCGGACTCAGTAGGCTCGTCAAACTCATTTTGTTCCATACCGACTTGTTTATCTGTTGCCATTATCAAACCCCGCTTATTATGTCTACTGGCTCCCAATCATCTTCTTGGTCATCCACAAAGTAAGAAGTGACAGCCATTTGATCTATATATGAGAGAGCATCTGGCAAATCATCATGCACTCCGATGGCGGGAAACAAAAGAAGTTGATCTTTAAATTCATCCCAATCCTCCTCAGAGTTCAGCACAATACGTCCATGCTCAAACCGCCCTTGGAGACTCCAGATAATTCTGTCAGCCTTTTTCCTGTTGCCATGCGTTAAGTCAACTATGTGCGAATATACATTATTTTTACGCATTAAGTCAGATAAATATGGCAAAACTGCGTTTTTTAGCGCACCTTTCTCAATTCCAACAGATAGCGGTCGGTACTCCCGCATCTTCAACAGGATGGTTGCCGCAGTCTCACGGATGTCCCAACGCCCAAAGACAATCTCTTTGACAAACCACTTCCCATCATCCGTTACCTTCACAACAGCAATAGCAGTCTGGTCTAGTCTTTTCTTGGAATTAGCTGCTTGTTTGGCAACTTCCTCGAATCCTGCCAAATCACAGGCTATGTAGTAACTTCCATATTCAGGCTCTTCCCCATACTTGATCCACTCTTCCTTGAAGATGTTGCTACCCGCATTGGTGAAACTCGCCATATATTCTTGCTTAAAAGCAAAGGTAGACAGGGTTTTCTTGGCTGATTCAATCTCAGTTGGGTCGATTAGGGGGTTGTCTTGGGTGGTGAAGTGCCAAGATTTCCAATCAGAATCTTCCTCAATCTCGCCAAGTTTGAAAAGGTCATAGAACCAATTCCTACCCTTCGGAGTGCCAATAAACATCGCTCTACCCTTGCGGTCTGAGAGCGATGCCCTAATAACTTGCTCCCACGCCTCTGGCTTAATGTCAGCTACCTCATCCAGTACGGCGTAAGTCAAGCTGACACCACGCAAGGTATCAGGTCTGTCTGCACCTCTGACGTAAATCTTTGCGCCATTGATCATGGTGATGTCCAAGTTGTTTACATGACTACCTTGGATCACCTCTCGACCAATATCCAACAACAAATCCCAAATGATCTGCCTAGATTGCCCCATCGTAGGACTCACATAAAGCACCGCCGAACCCTGCGGACACTTCAACGCCTCAATGATCAATGTCGTTGCCGCCAACCTAGACTTGCCACAACGCCTTCCAGCCGCAACAACCTTGAACCTCGTCTTGTCAGCAAAAACATCCTGTTGCCAAGGGAGAAGGGAGAAGTTTAGATCACTCATTCTTTCGCCTCGATGTCTTCAGCTTCAATCGTATGGGCATGGTTGACTTCACCAATGCCCGTGATGTTAATCGTTACCGCATTCCTTTGCTTGGCTTCCTTGTCAAACAAGGTGATCGGTAGCGTTCGATCCAAACACATCTTGAGGGCGGCCATTTGGCCTGGGTGGTCATCGTTCAACGCAATCTCTATCACCTTCTGCGCTACATCCCTTCCACCAGAGTTGATCATCAGATCTTTCAGTTCCTTGATCCTCTGGTGATCCGTCTTGGGTAACGACAGACTAGGGTTAGCCGCCCACCGCTGGATGGTGAGCTTCTTTACACCCTTCGGTCTGCCAACCTTTTTTTTCAATTCGAGTTCACTCATAACAAAATTTTACTCCTTTTACCTTTTTGTGAGGGGAGGGGGCACCTGTAAAAATTTTCCCCGAGGCCGACCCCCCTCCCCCCATCGAAAAACACAAAATCCTAGGGAAAACCCTAACAGTTTTGTACGTCTACTTAATACTATGTTCATTATGTAAAGTTATTTTGTAGTTATGCACAGGTTATACAGACAATTGTGTTGCGTTCTTGCACAGTCCACAACAATTGTGGATAACTGGCCATCTGGCCTGTGGATAACTCGGGTTCGGGCGGGCGAATTTGGCTGGCCAAGAGAAAAAGATGAAAGAGTCAGATGGTGCATTTTGGCTATACCTAGCAAAGTTCCAACAATAGCCCTCAGAACGCATCAGAACCGCCTACAACGGGTTTTTTTGAGGTTTGCATATCAGCACCCAAGAAATCATATAGATCGTTCCTAGGTCTGTATCCAAGTTCCCACAGTTTCTGATAGGTTTCAAGCAGATGATGCCAACCATCTGTTAGGTTTCCAGAACCAGCGGCCAAGATAATCTTTCTATCCGCATCATCCAGTTTGCGCTTAAACCAGACAGTATTGGTCTGACAGGGATACACCACGCTAGATCACCTCCAACTCAACAGCATAAACCTTGGCACCACCAGAACGCTGCCGATACTGCCAATCCAGCTGCTTATGCCCATCATCGACACCAAGCCAATCAGCGACACCATCTCTGGTAGCTTTGAACGCAGACTGCAAGTTATCTCCATCCAACTGTCGAGGCGCAATCCTCGTTAGCACCAAGGTCAAAGGTAATGGCGGCGGAACGGCCACAGATGCCAAGGCGTTAAACGCCTTTTGCCGTTGACTTTTCGCCAAACGAGCCTTAACAGCCCAATGTAGTCTTAAGTTCGCAATTGAGACAATCTTCATTTCTATCCTTACTTCAATCATTTTTTACCTTTTCCACCAAACACTAACCCAACCCCAAATTCACTATCCGATCCTGATCATCCGATCCGTCCGCCATCCGATCCTTCCTGTGTCTTTAGACACAGGAGGAAGGATTCGGATGATTGGCAGGACGGAAGGCGGATGGTTTCGGATGGTTTCGGATGACTTCGGATGATGATTCGGATGCTATCCTTATTATCCGAATCATCCGAATCGGATGCACTTCGGATGGTTTCGGATGCAAATCAATCAACTTTCACCTCACTTGGCTGGCTATTTTTGCTCTTATAACCACCATCCACTTCAACCACCATATCCTTAGATATCATACTTTTTACTACTTCCCAGAATCTGTTGTTCTTAACTCCATGCTCCTTGGCTGAGTCTCTCCACTCATCGTATCCAACTGGTCTGAGTTGGTGATTTTGAAACAAACTGACCTCTAGCATCACCAAGCATTCCATCACTTGCTTTTGGTTTGGCGAGAGGTAGGTCTTCTTTTGCACTTGGCTAACCAACCCCGAAATGTCTACCGCTGTCAGGTATGCACCCTTAACTGGCATCCCGTTTTTGTTGTTGATTGGTAGATCGACTTGGGTGATCTGGAAGTTCTTTGGGGATGGCATTTCCGCATCTTTCATCTTCTTACTCTCAAACGCTATGGTTTTGGTGCCTGAATCCAATTGGCACTTGTACTCCGCATCTAGCGCACCCTTTAGGGCTGTTGACCCTCTAGAGCGATCCTTGTCTGCCACACCTGAGTGGTGAACCACCATGACACAGCATTTCCAAGGTTGTCTTAAATAGACATCGAGATGCTGAATAAACGCATTCATATCCTGTGTGCTGTTCTCGTCACCTCCGTGATTTCTGGCTAGGGTGTCAATCACAATCATGCTTGGTATGCAATTAGCCTCCGCCGACAGCTCTTTAATCGCTTCCGCCACAACTGCCGCCTCAGTAGCGTCATACAACTGCGCTGCCCTATGGCTCTTGTACAAAGGCACACCAGCCAAACTGGTGCCATTACCAATCTGCCATGCCTTCAGTCTTCTGGCTAATCCGTTGTGCCCTTCACCAGCGATGTAGAACACACTTCCCTGCTTAACGTCATGCCCATGCCAAGGTTTGCCAGTTGCCACACAGCAAGCCAGATCGATGGCCACAAAACTCTTCCCACCGCCTGGATCCCCGAACACTTGTGCCAGACTATCTGCCTCGATATAGTCATCCACCACCCACTTAATCTCCGTGAGTTCCAAGCTATCTGCTCTGGAGAACTCAAACGCTAGTTTGTCTATGGCAGGCAACGCCACTCTCTCAATCTGTTCCTTTACCGCATCTATGCCTTGCAGTACATGAAGATCGTTGAAGTCTGTTGGTTTGGAAGACAAATCAGACTCCGCAAAATTAGGATACACAATCTCACCAAACACCAACTGCGCTGCCGCCCTTCCCTTGGTCACTCCAGCATTTCCCTCTGTGAACTGGTCATTATCAGCACAGATCACAATCCTTGACCCTAAGAACATCTCCTTGGCACTCTTGGCCACCTTCGCCAAGTTCCCACAATCAAACGCCACCAATGTTGTGAACCCTGTCGCTTGGTGAATCGATGCACAAGTTGCGAACCCTTCACCAATGAAGATCACCTTTCTGTTACCACGCAGTTCATAAAACCCACCCTCAATCTTGCCGCCTTTGAGGAATCTTTTATTCCCATCCGCATCAATCGTTTGGTAGGACAGGATTTCCCCAGACGAATCACTAACAGGCACAACCAGCCTGCCTGCACGATCAATCTTTATCCCGTTTGGTGCTATACGTTTCCTAACCAAATAAGGATGGTCTGCTGACGCATCTGCATAAGTTGAAACCTCATCCTCTGCTTGTGTCGCAACCTCTGCTTGAGTTGCCAACCTCTCAGCCTCTCGCTTAGACCTAATCTCAGAGATCAACTTGTCATGCTCTAACCTCTCAGAGAAGGTCATGGCTCTACCAGTATCTGCCACCCACTTGGACTCAAAGCTAGGCTCCTTCCAGCAGCCACAAACTCCAACAGGAATCTTGCCACCAGTATGAAGGATGTACCAACCATCAACTGCACCCTTCTTGGAAGAGATGTGAGCCACCCTGTGAATCTGCCCATCTGGTATCAAGTCTTTGATCAACAGCCCTTGTGCCTCACAATGCCGAGTGAACGCCGTAATGGGATCAATGAGGTCTTGGCTCTCAGTAGCAACGGCAAAGCCGTTGGGGAAAATGCTTGTTAAGTTACTCATCAGTTTCTCTTTTCTGTTATTTCTTCACCACAATCATTGGCTCACAGAAAATCCCATTTGAGATTGACTTTGAGTTAACCCGCTTTGCCATCCTGTATCCAATGACATAGGGGCTTTTGTCTTTCAAGTATTCAAGAACTGGCTGAACAATCCTGTTGTATGTATGGTTTGCATATACATCACTCACATTTATGACCATGTGACCATTTGGGCGCAAAACTGACAAACAGTTGTCCAGCATGGCGAACAGGAAGTTTTCTAACCAATCCTCAAACTTTGGATATTTCTTAAAAGATGACAATTCTCCTTGGTATTTCTCAACTTTCCAGTATGGTGGAGAGGTAAAAACAAGGTCATAAGTGCCATCAGGTGCGCTTAGTTCTGACTGCTCATATTCAAACGAAACATTCCCGCCATACATATGTTGCATTGATGCGTAACCAGCAAGCACCAATGGGTTTACATCTCTGCAATGGTAGGGAAGGTTCGAGGCCATAGCTGCCACCATCCTGTCTCCCCAACCACCACAAGGATCATAAACATTGGTGGCCTTAAACAGTTTGTAGACCGCTAGGGCGGCTGTTGGCCTGAACTGTGAGGCAATATATTTCCTCAATGCCAATGCTGTCTTAGGACTGTTCTCGTAGAACTTACTGTTTTCCAAAGTCTGCCTGTGCTTTGACTGATACCAAGACCGAATTGGCGAGGGCGAGGCAAGAGAATCACAAGCCATTCTTGCAGCCCAATGGTGTCTATCTGAGGCAATCAAACCAATTCTGCTGGTGTCGATGTAGATGGGTTTTTTGTGGCTCTCGTCAAACTCTGACCTTGAAAACCAATCGCCACTTTTAAGGATTGAACTACCATCAAAGTTTTGCAGATCAGCAAAGTCATCCAAGGCTTGAGCATCAGTTGCAGGGATTATGGGGAACTTGTTTTCCCTCGTAACTGTGGTGCTTTCAAGGATGACCGCATCCTCGAAAAAGTCTTCTTGATAACTCATCAAGCCTCCACCAACTCAGGCCAAATCGCCTGCCAGCTACCCTGACAGAGCATCTTTCTGGTGATCTTGCCACCAGACTCCTGCTCAACCCAGACAGCCTGCCAAGCAGACATTTCTCGCCTTCCTGTCAGGCATTGGTAGATATATTGTTCGCTCAAACCAACTTTTTCAGCCAGTTCTCGCCTCTCTTCGGGGGAAATGTGAGGTATGTTCATAGGGGAGCGAGTCTAGCATAATGATAGAACTCTGTAGATATAGGTGAAAACCCTATTAGGGATACCGATAACAATTATTTTTAAATATTTCTATCAAACCGCTAGAAACCTCTAGTTTTTTGCTAGAATTCTGGTCATGGGCAGGGAAATAGGTTCTCTGCACATCACGCCGAAAGGCCACAAAGGAAACGAAATGAAAATAATAGAAGTTTATTGCCAAGAGGAAAAATTCAATCCTCGCCTCAACTGCACAGTATCTGGTGCTTGGATGGTTCGATACGCAAACGGCATTGAAGTACCTATCTGCCGTGACTATGAGGCTTCTGACAGCAAAGAAGCATTGTCAATCTTGAATCAAGAGGTGACAGCATGAATTCATTAAAACAAACCCTTAATGTTGGAGTTATTGGCGATTCTCCACAAGGCTTAGTCTTACGCTTTCCTGTTGGTTTTTATAGTTTCCAAAAAGTTCTTCAGCGTTGGGAGTCTGCTAAATACATCCCACCATTTTTAGACATGGATGGTGACCAACTAATGCAAGTCATCATTCCTTGGGAAGTTGCTCGCTCAGAAAACATTTCTCTTTCACAACCTTACCAATGGACTATTGATGAGGTGACAGCATGGAATCACAACGCACCTTACAACCCTCAATTCCTTGGCGCACAACCAGCACGGGCTGGCCAAGATTATTAAACCCACGGGGCGCAAGCCCCATCCCTTTCAACCTTTTTAGGACAATTGAAATGAACCAAACCCTCAAAGACATCCTCGCTGCCACGCTGGTGGCAGTAGGCTTTGCGTGGCTCTTAGTCGCATGGTGGTCAGCATGACCCCAGACCTTTACCAATTCAACTGCGAGGTTGAAGGTGTCGAACTCCAATGCAAACTGGAGTATGAGCCAGCAGAAGAAAACTACCCTGACGCACCCGACATCGAGGAGTGCATGAACCTTGTGAACGCCACCACCAATGGCGTTGACATTGCCCATCTGCTTATGCAGTCCATCGTAGATCACATCTGCGAATCAGCCCTTGAAGATATGAAGGAAAACTCCAATGATTACTAAACTTGTTGCGGAACTCAGAGCCGCAAAGCTGGCAGAAGAAACGGCCAAGAAGAACCGCTTAGATGTTGAGAATAAGATTCTTGCCCTCTATGTCACGCCAGATGGTGGCGAGGGCACACACAATGACGAGGATTTCTCCATCTATTGGAAACTGACTCGCACAGTCGATGCAGAGGCTTTGTCTGCCGAGTTTGAATTGCTTGGTGCCAATGTGCAAAAGGCATTCCGCTGGAAACCAGAAATCGATCTTCGCCAACTCCGAGCCTTGCAAGAACTAGATGCTCCTGCTTATGCACAAGCCGCTAAATTCTTTACATCAAAACCCGCAAAACCATCCGTAAACCTGAAAGAAAAAAATGTTTGATCTCAAATCCATCACCAAAACCCGCCGTGTACGTGCGCCCAAGATAGTCCTAGTTGGCGCAGGCAAGATCGGCAAAACCACCTTTGCATCACACGCACCCAACGCCATTGGCATCTTGACCGAGGATGGTGCAGACGCTGTAGACACAAACGCATTCCCGCTGGCATCTAGTTTGGCAGAGGTCTACTCAGCTATTGAAACTCTGATTACCAATGAGCATGACTTCAAGACGCTGTTCATTGACTCGCTCGATTGGCTGGAGCCACAGGTGCAAGACCATGTGTGCAAGGCAAATGGTTGGAAGAACATTGAGCAGCCAGGCTTTGGCAAAGGCTACGTTGCCGCCGCTGAAGAGTGGCGCAACCTTCTTACTGGTCTAGAAGTCCTCCGATCCACCAAGCAAATGGGCATCATCCTGATTGCCCACGACAAGATCAAACGAGTGGAAGACCCCTTAACCGAGGGCTATGACTCCCATGTTTTGAAACTCCATGACCGAGCCGCTGCTCTGGTGCAAGAGTGGGCAGATGTGATTGGCTATGCAGGCTACCGCATCTACACCAGTAAGACTGACGCTGGTTTCAACAAGAAAGAAACCAAGGCAACTACAACGGGTGAACGCATCCTCCATGTTGAGGCTCATCCAGCCCATTGCGGTGGTAACCGCTTTGGCTTATCCAATATGCCGCTTGATTGGGCGGTATTCCAAGACGCTTTAACAAAAGCACAGTCTTGATCTTTCAATCCGTAACTTTATTAACTTTAGGAATCTAAAAAATGGCCAACTTTTCTTTTGACGCATCTTCTGTCGCTCCACAGGTAACAAATGGAGTCTTACCCGCAGGAACTTACCTTGCACACATCACAGAGTCTGACATCCGCCCATTGGCTTCTGGCAATGGCCAAGGTTTAAAGCTGACCTTGGAGATCATTGATGGCCAGCACAAAGGCCGCCGAGTTTGGGACAACCTGAACATCCAGCACACCAGCGAGACTACCCAACGCATTGCACAGGCGCAGTTGTCTGCCCTTTGCCATGCTGTGAATGTGATCAAGTTGGAAGATACTTCTGCGTTGCACTTCAAGCCTGTGCGAGTCAAGGTCACAGTCCGTGAGGCTGATGGCAAGTACCAAGAGAGCAACAACATCAAGGGTTACGAATCTGCCTCTGGTGCTACACCTACGCATTCAGCACAAGTTGCTGATGTAACACCAACTGCACCAGCTGCTGCACCTTCTGCCAAAGCCCCTGCTTGGGCTAAGAAGTAATATGGCACAACTACCAACTGCGGTAGTTGACCCTGTGGCAGATGCCATCTTTGCTTATTACAAGGCAAAGTATGGCTCTGAGTTACAGCGTCCATACCTTGGAGCCTCTGCTATTGGCAAGCCTTGTTTGCGCCAGCATTGGTATTCCTTCCGCTGGTCTAAGGCGGCACAGTTCTCAGGCCGCTTGTATCGAGTGTTCCAATCTGGCCACTTGCAAGAGCCAAGGGTCTACCAAGACTTGGCAAGCATTGGTTGTACTGTTTACCAAAACAATCCAGCTACTGGCAAGCAATGGTCTTTTGTTGAAGAGTCTTCTGGTGGCCACTTCCAAGGCAACTGTGATGGCATCATCACGGGTCTGCCACAGGCACCCAAGTCACCGCATATCTTGGAAATTAAGACTGCCTCGGACAAGATGTTTCGGGATATGCAAAAAAATGGAGTAAAGAAGTCCAAGCCAGAACATTGGGCGCAGATGCAAATATACATGAAGTGGTCGCAAGACGAGTTTGGTGAAGATGGTTGCAAACGAGCTTTGTACTTTGTAGTCAACAAGGATAACGATGAAATCTATACAGAGCGAATCGAGTTTGACGTGCAAGAGGCTCAAGCCATCATTGACAAGGCCATTGCGGTCATCACAGCTGCCGAGCCTCCTGTTGGTGTCTCTGCTGATCCTAGTTGGTATGAGTGCAAGTTCTGCGACTACCACGCAATTTGTCATGGCACAGATACACCAGCCGCATCTTGCAGATCATGCGCCCATGCCACCCCAGAAATGGATGGAGAGGCGAGATGGAGTTGCCAAACGCACAAAAAAGATTTGTCGGTTGATGACCAGCGACAAGGTTGTGCAGACCACAGGATCATTCCAATTCTGTTGGCTAAGACTGCCCATCCTATTGACACAGATGGAGATGGCGTTGTCTACCAAATGGCAGATGGCAAACGCTTCGCCAATGGCGATCCAGCCAAGAACCCAGACCACTTGAGCAGTCAGGAAATCCACGCCTGTGCAGACAAGACGATTCTGGTGGACGAGCAATGCTTGGAGATACGCAAGCAACATGGAGGCAAATTTGTATGACAGTACCGATCCAAGACATAAACCTGAGAGACTATTTCGCCGCACAAGCAATGCAAGGCTTACTGAACAATGGGATGCACCCCAATGTTTATCAGCTTTCTTCTGATGCTTACAGAGTGGCAGACGCAATGCTTGAGGCCAGAAAAAATGATCCTGCGTGAGTACCAGACCCGCACAGTCAGCGATCTGTTTGATTGGTGGACAAAACACCAAGAGGTGACGGACATTCCCTTGCTGGTGCTACCAACGGCAGCAGGGAAATCCATCATCTGCGCTGAAGTTGTGCGCCAGATGTGGGATCAATGGCCAGACTTTCACCCTCGAACTGTTGTGCTGGTGCCTAGCAAGGAACTTGCAGAGCAGAACGCTGAGAAGTTGCAAGCCTTGCTACCGCCAAGCATCAAGGTTGGCTTTGTGAGTGCTAGTCTGGGCAAGAAACAGCATGATGCAGATGTCATTGTGGCCACCATAGGATCGATTGCTAAGTCTGCCCACAAACTTGGAGACATCAAGGCAGTCATCATTGATGAGGCGCATCTGGTAGACACCAAGGCGCAGGGGATGTACCGAACATTCTTGGCCAAGCTGTCAGACCTGTGCGAATTCCGCACAGTTGGCATGACCGCCACGCCGTTTCGAGGTAATGGAGTCTGGTTAACAGCGGGAGATGATCCTCTGTTCACAGGGTTCGCCAGCCGAGTGACCATGAGGGAATTGCTTGATGCAGGATTCATTGCGCCGCTAGTCCCGCCACCTTATGGAGTTGTCACCCAGATCGATGCCAGCAATGTTGGCATCTCCAACGGAGACTACAAGATTGGTGAGTTGTCCATCGAGGTTGAGAAATACCTCGACAAAGTAGCCATAGAATCGATTAAAACCGCCCAAGAACGCAAGAAGTGGATTGCGTTTACACCAAGTGTCGTTAACGCAGACAGCCTCTGTAATCGCCTAAATTCCCTTGGTGTAAGAACCGCCGTTGTCTGTGGTGAGACTCCAAAAAACATTAGGGAAGACTTTATTAGGGATTTCCGCAATGGTGAGATTCGTTGCTTGGTAACTGTCTTGGCTTTGTCAACTGGCTTTGATGTGCCAGATGTGGATTGCATCATCTGGTGCAGACCAACGCAGTCCCCTGTTCTGTATGTGCAAGGCATGGGCAGAGGCACCCGCATTGCGGATGGCAAGACCGACTGCATGGTGCTTGACTTTACTGACACAGTTGCGAGGCTCGGCCCCGTAGACACCATCAGTGGAAGAGCCAAACGCCTGACCAGCAATCAGGAAGCCCCATTTTGTGTTTGCCCAGACTGTGGTGAAAGGAATGTGGCATCCGCATTGACTTGCATAGTCTGTGGAGCCACGATCAGGGAAGAACAGCCCAAGGTCTTGGATGCCTCGCTGTCTTATGCCGCATTGCTGTCTGAGCAATCCAAGAACATTTTGGTCTGGCACGACATTACAAAAGTCGAGTACCACACCCATAAGAAGGAAGGCAAGCCTGACTCTCTTAGGGTTGACTACTATTCTGGAATCTTGAAAAAAGCATCAGAATGGGTTTGTTTTGACCATACTGGTTACGCAGGACAAAAGGCTGTTGCTTGGTGGATTGCTCGCAGTTCGCCGAATACTTCGCTTAGTTATCCAACAAGTGTTGAATATGCAATCAATGCTTTGCTTTTCGATCCAAACTGCATTAAAAAACCAGACCGCATTGCAACCCGCCAAAACGGAAAATACACGGAAGTGAGAGATTATGAATTT